ATGAACTGCGCAAAGAAACACACCCCGAAAACGGACTGGCACCCGGCGGATATCAAGGCCGCCCTGGCGAAGAAGGACTATACCTTCGCCCGCATCGCCCGGGAGCACGGCTACCGCTCGAACTCGCCGAACTCGGTGCTGTGGGTCGGGTGGAAGCCGATGGAGCGGATTGTGGCCGACATCATCGGCGTGAAGCCCGAGGAGATCTGGCCGAGCCGCTACGGGGCCGCGCCGCCACGCTTCATAACTCGAAAAAAGAGTAGCAAAACTGAAATGAATTAACAATGGCCAAAAGGAGGGAGCGGTTCGGACAGGGTTTTGACCAGGGAGGACGCCATGGGCAGACAGAAGACCACCGATCCCCATCAACTGAGTTTGCTGGACGTGCTGAAGAAAGAGGAGGAGCGGATGCTGTTGGGACTGCGCGACGCGCCGGGGGCGCTGAACATGCGGGCCTTGGTGCGCAACGCCCTGTACGAGGCGATCAAGGGCAGCGCGCTCTCCCGCTGGGAGATTGCGGCCAAGATGAGCGAACTGACGGACCAGGAGATCAGCCGCTTCATGCTGGACGCCTGGACCAGCGAAAGCAAGGAGGGACACCGCTTTCCGCTGGAGTACGCGCCGGCCTTCTGCCGGGCGACGGGCAGCACACGGCCGCTGGAGGTGGTGTGCCAGCCGGTGGGGATGTTCGCCCTGGGCGGCCCGGACGCCTTGCGCAGCCAGAAACAGCGGCTGACGGAACAGATGGCCGAGATGCGGCATCAGACGGCAGAGATCGACCGCCTGATCAAGGCCTGGGAGAAGAAATGTTGAGCGAAACCGCGCCCCAACCGGGGCCGGTAGGCCGGGGGCGGCGCCCCGGTCCTGACGAGCAGCCAATCTACAAGGAGCAGTCCATGGAGAAAAAGGCATGAAAGAGCACGTCAAACCACACTTGGCCACCATGGCCGAAATATCTAAAGCCATGGGCGTATCAAAAGAGGCGGTGCGTCAACGAAGCTCCAAGGAAAACTGGCCTTGCGAGGAAGAAGTCTCAAAGGGCCGCAATGGAACGCGCCGACTATTCCTCATAAGTGGATTACCCAAGGAGATAAGGAAAGCCCTGGCCGCGTCCCGCCCCGGCGTGACTTCCGAGGCGGCCAAGGACGGCGCCGAAGCGGGCCGCAAGCTGGCCTTGGCCGCCCGGGTGGAAGGCGAAACGCAACTGCGCCAAGCCGAGGAAGTTTTGAAAAAAGCCCTGCAGCTGCCACAACGGGAGCGCCAGCGCGACGCCGACCGCAGCGCCATTCTGATGGACTGGGCCGCCTACCGCAAACTGTCCGGCGAGGCCGTGAATCCGTCGCTGGCCAGTTACAGCGCCCTGTACAACGCCGGGCAACGGCCGGGCCTGGAGGCGGTGCGGCAGCGGATTGCCACCGTCAATCCCAGCACCCTGGCCAAGTGGCGGCGACGGGTGAAGCAAGCAGGCCACCTGGGCGCACGCTACGGCAACCGCGAGGGCGACACCAAGATCGATCGGCAGCCGGAAGTGCGGGATTTCGTGTTGGCGATGATGACGGAATTTCCCCACTGCAAGGCCAGCCAGGTGATACAGGGACTGGAAGCCCGCTTTGCCGCCCGGGCGGACGTCGATTTGCCGAGCCAGGGCCGCCTGAACGCCTGGATGGTCACCTGGAAGAGCCGGAACGCGCAGCTGTTTTGCGCCCTGGCCAATCCGGACGCCTGGAAGGATCAATACATGACGGCCTTCGGCAGCGCCTCGGAGCACGTGACGGTGCTGAACCAGCTGTGGGAATTCGACGGCACCCCGGCGGACGTGATGTTCACGGACGGCCGGCATCATATCTGCGGCGTCATCGACGTGTACAGCCGCCGGCCGAAGATGCTGATCACCCCCACGGCCCGGGGCACGGCGGTGGCGGCCCTGCTGCGAAACGCGCTGCTGGACTGGGGCCTGCCGGCTGCGCCCTGGCGGCTGACAGCCAAGACGGACAACGGTTCCGACTATACCGGCCACCACATGAAGCGGGTCTTCGAAATGCTCGACATCGAGCAGGTGCTGTGCCCGCCCTTCTCCCCCTGGCACAAGCCCCACATCGAACGGTTTTTCCGCACCTTCGCCCACGATCTGGTGGAGCTGTTGTCGGGTTACATCGGGCACAGCGTGGCCGAACGCAAGCGCATCGAGGCGCGCAAGACGTTTTCGGAGCGGCTGTTTCAGAAGGATGCGGTGGTCGAGATCAACATGAGTTCTGAGGCTTTCCAGCGCTTTTGCGACGACTGGGTGAACGACATCTACCTGCATCGGGAGCACGAGGGGTTAAACGGCAAGACGCCCTATCAGATGGTGGCCGAATGGCAGGAGCCTCTGGAGCGCATCCGCGACGAACGGGCCCTGGATCTGCTGCTGGCCGAAGCCCCCGGCAAGGGCGGGATACGCACCGTCGGCAAAAAGGGCATCCGCCTGGATTACGGCCTGTTTGTGGCTCCGGAGTTGTGGGAACACGTGCGCCGCGATGTGCGGGTGCTGTACGACCCGGCGGATCTGGGGCGGATCATGGTGTTCGGCGGCGAATCGTTCAGCGAGTTTATCTGCACCGCCGAGTGCCCCCACCGCCTCGGCATCGACCGCGCCGAGGTGGCGGCCCGCTCCAAGGAGATGCAGAAAAAGGCCATGCAGCAAGCCAAGGCCGAATCCAAGGCCAACGCCAGAAAGATTGGGGTGGACGACATCGTCAACGAAATCCGCGCCACGGCGGCGGAACGGGCCAACAAACTGGCCGCATTGCCCCGCCCCAGCCGCGAATACACCAGCGAGGGCCTGCAGGCCGCAAGCGAGGCGGCCCGCAGCCTGACGGGCGCCGCCGCCAAGGCGCGCATCACTGCCGATATCAGCACGCCGGAAGCCTCTTACGCCCGCTGGAAGAAGCTGGAGGCGAAGGTGAACGCCGGCGAGACGCTGTATGCCGAGGACGAAACGTTTTTCCGCAGTTTCGCGCAGAGCGCGGACTGGCGGGCCATGCAGAAGATGGAGGAGGACTTCGGGGATTTTTACTCAAGCTTCACAACGACATAAAGCCGCGCTGCAACGCGGCTTCAATCGCGGACGGATGGGCCGTCCGACTTCAATCACGGAGGGTTACAGCATGACACAAATGGATTCCGGAAGCAAGACCGTCGCGCCGCTGACCAATGTCGGCCTGTTCATGCGGCTGGTCGAGCGGGCCATGAACCGCGACCCGCGACTGCCGGGGATGGTCTGCTTTCACGGTCCCAGCGGCTGGGGCAAGAGCACGGCGGCGGTGTACGCCTACCAGAAGTTGCCCACCCACTACGTGGAGTGCCGCAGCACCATGACCAAAAAGACCTTTTTGGGCGAACTGCTCAAGGAGATGGGCATTCATCCCGAGCGCACCATCGGCGCCATGTACGCCCAGGCCGTAGCGGCCCTGGAAGGCGGCGGAAAACTACTGATCATCGATGAGATGGACTACCTGGTGCAGAAATCGGCGGTGGACATCGTGCGCGACATTCACGACGAAACCGGCGTGGTGGTGGCCCTCATCGGCGAGGAGCAGCTGCCCGCCAAGCTCAAGCGCTGGGAGCGGTTTCACGGCCGCATCCTGGCCTGGGAGGGCGCCCAGCCGGTCAGCCCCGGCGACGTGGCGCACCTGGCGCGGCTGTACTGCCCGGCGGTGCAGGTGGAGGACGAACTGCTGGTCAGGCTGCACAACCTGGCCAAGGGCAGCGTGCGCCGGGTGTGCGTGAACCTGGCCATGATCGGCGAGGAAGCCCGTCGCCAGGGCCTGCCCGCCATGGGTTTGCGGGAGTGGGGCCACCGCCCCTTCTACACCGGCGAAGCGCCGGCGGGGAGGAAACTGTAATGGCCCGCAAACCCATCGACCAAACCCGGCCGGAGGAAAAGCGCCAGGCGGTGTGGGAGGCGCTGCGCACTCTGCCCGAGTTCACCGTCACCGAACTGGCCCACCATACCCGGCTCGGCAAAGCGACCATCCGCGATTACCTCATCGGCCTGGAACGGGCCGGATATCTGGAAAAAATCGCCCAGGGCGGCCCCGGCGCCGCCTCCATCTGGCGGCTAAGCCGCGATGCCGGCCAGCACGCGCCCCGGGTCACCAAGAACGGCGCGCCTGTGAGCATGGGCCAGGGCCGGTTGCAGATGTGGCGCGCCATGCGCGTGCTGGGGCGGTTCACGGCGCAGGATTTGGCCATCCATGCCAGCACCGAAGAGCACCAGGTGGCCACCAACGAAGCCGTGACCTACTGCCGCTTTCTGTGGCGGGCCGGCTACCTGACGCAGCAAGGGCAACACTACCAGTTCGTGCGCCGCCGCTACAGCGGCCCGAAGCCGCCCATGATCCAGCGCGTCAAGCAGATTTACGACCCCAACCTTGAACAGGTGGTGTGGAGCCAGGGAGGCCGCCATGACGCAGACTGACCGCATGACCCTGTTTCTGGCCATGATCGAGACCCACGGCGCCGCAGCCGTGGCGCGGGCCATCGGCTACAGCCAGAGCGCCGTCAGCCAGGCCCGGCACGGCAAGTACCAGGGCGATTTGACCAACCTGCTGACCCGGGTGGAGGAAGTCTACGGCAACACCCGGTTTTTCTGCCCGGTGTTCGGCGAAGACATCAGCCTGGGCCGCTGCGCCGAGGAGCGCCGCAAACTGCCGCGCTACACCAACCCGGTGGCGCGCATGCTGACCCAGACCTGCCCCACCTGCGAGAGAGGAGGCCACCAGTGACATCCGTGCATTGCCCCAAATGCCGCGCCGGGCGCGGCGCGTTGGAAGCTCGGCTCGAACACCTGGAAAACGGCACCGTGCTGCAGACCGTGCGCTGCGTGTTATGCGGCGAGCGCCGCTCGCGGGCCCTGAGCCGCTACCGGCCCCTGGCCGCCGACCCCGATCCGGCCGCCATCGAGCACCGGCAGGCAGAAGCGAACCCCCGCGATCGCCGCTGCGCGGTGGTCGGCTGCGGCCGGAAGCTCAACGGCGGCAACCACAGCGGCTTTTGCACCCTGCACGGCAAACGCTGGCATAACTGGGTCAACAGCAAACGCACCCGGCCCGCGCCGTTGCTGCCCGTGGGCGACGGCCGCTACATGGTCAACCCCGCTCGCGGGACCCAGGAGGTGACGGCATGATGAGCCTGGTGTTTTGCGCGGGGCTGATAATGGGCTGGGGCACCATGTTGCTGCTGCTCTCGCCCCTGTGGCTGACCGACGATAACCCGTCCATCCCCGAGGAGGATGACCATGATGATGAGCAATGAACGACTCAACTACCTGGCCGACCGGTTCGTGCAGCACCAAATCGGGCCGCTTTTGCAAATCACCTTTGCCGATTACCTGCTCGATCCCGAAGGGGCCGACCAGACCGCCTTTTACCTGCTTGACGGCGGGTCGCTGTGCGGTTACTACCAGCCGCCCAAGCCGGTAATCGTGCCGCGCAAGGTGCTGCAAACACCGCTTAAAACCGCCATTTAAGAGGAGATGACCATGGCCAAGACAACCCGCATCAAAACCGAGGCGATCAAGTTTCCTGTTCCCCAGAGCCGCGAGGAAACGGTTTCGTCCATCGCCGAAATCGGTCGCCGGCAACGCGAACGCGAGCGAATTCAGGCGGAGATGAACGATCGTATCGCGGCCCTCAAACAGGAGTATGAAGAACTGGCTCGGCCTCACGCGGAGGCCATCAAGGCCTTGACCGAAGGGGTGCAGACCTGGTGTGAAGCCAACCGCGCCGAGTTAACCCGGGACGGCAAGGTCAAGACGGCGAATTTGTCGGCCGGCGAGGTGCGCTGGAGAATGCGGCCTCCTCGGGTCAGTGTGCGGTCCGTCGCTACTGTACTTGATGCGCTCAAAAGCCTGAAATTGAACCGCTTTATCCGCGTCAAGGAAGAGATCAACAAGGATGCCATTTTGGCAGAGCCCGAAGCTGTCGAACATGTCAAGGGCATCTCCATCAGCCAAGGGGAGGATTTTGTCATTGTTCCCTTCGAAACCGAGCTTGAGGAGGTGGCGTGATGCCCTATCTGGTCACCGCATTCTGCAGCCAGCCGGGCTGCAAGGTCGGGTTTTTTGTCGAGCAGCGCCACCGCCTCAGCTACCCGACCGGCCCCGCCGGCTTCAGCCGCCCCATCAAATACCTGCGCTGCCCCAACTGCCGCCGGCCGGCCCTCATCGCGGCCAGCCATGCCGAAAGGCAGGCTGAAGGCCGAAGGCTGAAGACTGAAGCCGAGGCAGGTGCGCCATGCTGAAGCTGTTGCGCGAGATCGTCGGCATCGAGACGGTGGGCGCTCTGCGCCAGGCCCTGGCCGAGTTTCCCGACGCAATGCCCCTCGCCGACAGCTTCGGCGAGGCGGTGAAGGTGGAGGTTTTGGAGAATATGGATACCGGCGAGCAGGAACTCGCCCTGTGCTGATGCGAAACCGCGCCCCGCAAGGGGCCGGTCTGCCGGGCGTGGCGGCCCGGCACTGATGAGCAGCCACAAGAAGCAGGCTGAAGGCTGAAGACAGAAGGGAAAAACATGCCCTCGTGCGGGGATTGCAAATACTTCGGCTTTCGCGGCCTGGAAAAATGGTGCCGGCATCCCGACCACCTGCGGGCCATCCGCAAGTGGGGCAAGCAGTGCCCCGACTGGGTGGAGTGGGACGCCAAACACATGCCGGGGCACCCCGCGCCCTGGCCGTATCCGGTGAGCCTGGCGAAGACGGAGGACGGATGACCAAGGAAGAATGGGCGGCAGTCGAGAAGGCGCTTTCCGGTACCTACGGGAGCGCCAAAATCAAGGCGGACCAGTTCGAGGTGACCTTCTACCGGACCCTCGTCAGTAAAAACCGCCTCGGCATCCTGACCTATGTCAACGGCGTTTATCGGGGGGAATGGTTCTTGGCGGACAACGCGCACCCCGAGCAACGCTGCCTGCGGCCGGCCTCCAGGTACCTGTGCAGGCCCAAGGAGCGGGCCAGTCTGAAAAAGCTCAGCAAGCCGATGCGCAAGACGTTGGGGCCGGCCTTCGATCCCGATCGGCGGTGGCACTATTTTGACGCGTGCTGGCCCAACGCCACGGCGATCCGCCGGCACTATCAGAAAACATTCCAAACCCTCGAATTGATGGAGGTGCTCGGATGAGCCACCCGGAACAGACCGCCAACCCGGCCCTGGAACGCGCCCTGCGCGCCCTTTGCCGACACAACCGCGTCGCCCTGCAGGAGCGGCTGCGCTGGCTGGAATACGAGCTGGAAACCGAACAGGCCCTGGCCGAGATGGATGCCGCCGGCGCCCGCATGGCCGCTCAGGATACCCGCACCCCGGAAGGCCGTCGGGCCTTTCTGGCGGCCGCCGATGAATTCAAGCGCGCCCGCGAGCGGTTTGCCGCCGCCAGCGCCCAATACCTGCAGCCCCAAGGAGACGGCCATGGCCAACCCGACGCAGATCAAGCTGATTCATACCGTCAAGGGCGCCCTGGGGCTGAATGACGACGATTACCGGGCGGTGCTGGCCGGTTACGGCGTAACCAGCAGCAAGCAGCTGTCCGACCGCGACGCAGGCGCCCTGCTGGCCGATCTGGAAGCCAAGGCCCTGGCCGCCGGGGTATGGCGCAAGAAAGGCGCGCCCAAGCGGGCCGGGAAACGGCCCTTTGCCGGCGCGGCGCCGGTGGACAAGGACGGCTACCTGGCCAAGATTGAGGCGCTGCTGGCCGAAGCCGGGCGGCCTTGGGCCTACGCGGACGCCATGGCCAAACACATGTTCGGCATCGACCTGGTGCGCTTCTGCACGGCCGATCAGCTGCGGCGGATCGTGGCGGCGCTGGTTTACGACCAGAAACGGCGGGGGAAAAGAAGGGAATGA